GCAGGTGACTTAACCAATGCTGCTGGCGGTGCTGAACTAGCAGTCAATACTGCTGATAAGCGTCTTTATACCAAAGACAGCGGTGGTAACGTAGTTGAGATTGGTACTAATCCTTCTACCTTTACTGTTACTAGTCCAAAAGTTATTACTGGCATCAATGACACTAATAACAATGAACTATTCAAAGTAACTGCAACATCGTCTGCAGTTAATGAGTTTACTGTAGCTAACGCTGCTACAGGTAATGGGCCTACACTGTCGGCTACTGGTGATGATACCAACATCAACATCAATATTACTCCTAAAGGAACTGGCTCTACAGTAGTCACGAAACTGTCTGCTTCTGCTGCAGCTTTGACAGATCCTGCCATTACTGGTACTATCCTTGAGGATGTCTATACCATCTCTGATGGCGCTGCCTTTGAGATTGATCCTGGCAACGGTTCTATCCAGTTGATCACCCTAGGCGCAAGCCGTACCCCCAAGGCTACGAACTTCGCTGCTGGTGAAGCAGTTACTTTGATGGTAGATGATGGCACAGCATATACGCTGACCTGGACTGATGCTACCTTTGGTGGCTCTGGAGTGGTGTGGAAGACTGATAATGGTTCTGCACCTACGCTGAACACTTCTGGCTATACTGTAATCGTGCTGTGGAAGGTATCTACACAGGTCTATGGCGCTCGTGTTGGCAACGCTTAAGGAATAACCATGCTTGCAAATAAAGCACTATCGGCTGCTCCGTCAGCAGTTCCTGCATACATCGAGGATGTCTTTTCGACATACCTATGGGAAGGAAACGCAACAGCACGAAACATTGTTAATGGTATAGATCTTGCCGGTAAAGGTGGGATGGTTTGGACAAAATATCGAAATACAACTAATAATCATCGGTTGTATGATACTGCTCGTGGAGCAACAAAAGAAATTTATTCAAGTTTAACAAACGCAGAATCAACCGCATCTCAATCATTAACTGCTTTTAATGCAGATGGTTTTTCATTAGGAACCGGACAACCTAATGAAAATACAGCAACTGTTGTTGGCTGGACATTTGCACAACAGGAAAAGTTCTTTGATGTGGTGACGTATACTGGTAACGGTACAGCAGGTCGTACTATCTCTCATAATCTTGGCAGCACACCTGGTTGCATAATTGTCAAAAGCACCTCTGGAAGTGATGCTTGGATTGTGTGGCATAGGTCAGCTAATAGCGGCACAGGAAACGCTTATGGTCAGTTGGCAGCAACCAACTCTTTTTCTGCAGACAACGGAACATTTTGGGGTAGCGGATCTTATACGGCCCCTACAAGCACTACATTTACAGTAAGCGATCATTCAGCGGTAAACGGAAACGGAGCAACCTACGTCGCCTACCTCTTCGCCCACGATGCTGGCGGCTTTGGTGCATCTGGCTCGGATAATGTGATTAGTTGTGGAGGATTTACTACTGACTCTGGAGGAGCAGCAACTATTACTTTAGGATATGAACCGCAATGGGTTTTGTATAAAAAAACAGATTCATCTAGCGGAGGCGATACTGGTAATTGGCGACTTCAAGATAATATGCGAGGATTGGTAGTCGGAGGAAACGACTCTGTTTTATTTCCTAATACAAGTGGGGCAGAAACAACAGATAGTGATTGGATACAACCAAATTCTACAGGATTTAGAGTTGATGCTAACGCTAGTGCAAACTACATCTACATCGCCATTCGTAAAGGCCCAATGAAAACGCCTACGACTGGTACTAGCATATTCACACCTACAGCGTTCTCTGGAAACGATACCAGCGGTACTAGAAGTGCTGGCCTTAACGCATTTGATCTTTTGATTGCAAAGCGTACTGCTTCATCTAGCCTTGATTGGGTTTGGTTAGACAAACTTAGAGGACTTGCCGGAGATCGTTGGATTACTTCTAACTCTACGAACTATGAAAAAGCATCTGGAAGTACATTAGATACTATAAATACTATCAATGGTCAATATACTCAAGATGGTATTAACATTACCAAGACATCTAACTATAGTTATTTAGATGCTGGTAGTAGTAACTACATATGGTACGCACTAAAAAGAGCACCTGGCTTCTTTGATGAGGTCTGTTATACAGGCACTGGTTCTGCTGGATTAAGTGTTAGCCATAACCTTGGTGTTGTGCCAGAGTTGATAATTGTAAAACGTAGAGATGCTAGTGTAAATTGGGCTGTTGGAACTCAATTTGGAGCGTCAGATTTTACTTTTGCATTTTTAAATACAACTGGTGCTGGTTTTGTAAACCAGGGATATAACACAAGTTATGGTTTTTATGCAAAACCAACAACTTCTGCGTTTACTCTTGATACAGCATCGTCTGTAAATTCAAGCACAGGAATTTACGTCGCCTACCTCTTTGCCTCTCTAACTGGTGTAAGCAAAGTAGGCAGTTATACAGGCAACGGCAGCAGCCAAACCATCAACTGTGGCTTTACTGGCGGTGCTCGCTTTGTGCTAATCAAACGCACAGACAGCACAGGTGATTGGTATGTCTACGATACTGCTCGCGGAATCGTTAGTGGTAATGATTCGCAACTTAAATTAAATACAGATGCAACAGCCGCAACTGGATTTGATGCCGTTGATCTAGATAATAGCGGCTTTATTGTAAATAATGACGCAACCAACTTTCCGATTAACGTCAACGCAGCAACTTATATTTATCTTGCAATTGCATAAGGAGTAATCATGTATAGAGTACGTTCAACTGGCGAAGTCAAATCTCAAGGCGAAGTCAGGAGTCTTTATCCAAATACATCGTTTCCTAGCCAGTGGTCTGCAGAACTGGTTGAGGAGCTTGGCCTAGATCCGGTGTTCGAGACACCAGCGCCTACGGTGACTCGCTATCAGACTGCTTACAAAGACGGTGTTGAGCAGGTTGCTGGCAAGTGGGTGTGGAAGTGGTCTATTTCTGAGATGTCTGCTGAAGCGATTGCTTCGAAGGATGCAGAAGCAGCTAAGGCTATGCGAGCAGACCGCGATAAGCGTATTGCTGAAACTGACTGGATTATAATTAAGAACCTAGAACTAAATCAGAATGTTCCTGGTGTATGGGAAGTTTATCGTCAAGCACTGCGTGATGTTCCTTCGCAGGCTGGCTTTCCACATGAAATTACTTGGCCTAGCAAACCGGAGTAATAAATGACTTCTCATATTTCTGAAGGCACTAAACACGCTGTAGACGCAGTGTCTGTTATGACAGTGATCGGAACACTAGCACAGATTCTACCATCGATAGCTGCTTTATTCACTATTGTGTGGACATCTTTTAGGATCTACGAAACTAAAACAGTTCAATCGTGGTTAGGCAAAGGAGTCAAAGATGAAAAAGCCAACGACTAAAGCAGGCAAAGCAGAAAAAGTAGGCAAAGTAATGGGCGAATATAAGCGTGGCACACTTCATAGCGGTAAAGGTGGTCCTGTTGTCAAGTCACGCAAGCAAGCTGTAGCGATTGCAATGTCGCAAGCTGGTATGTCCAAGAAGCCTATGATGATGAAGAAGACTGGCCGTGGTCGATGAAACATAAAACCTGTTTTAAATGTAAAGAAAATAAAGAAGTTTCTTTATTTTTTAAACATCGTCAAACAGCAGATGGTTATCATAGTTGGTGTAAGGATTGCTGCAAAGAAGGTAATCGAAAATCTCTAAAAAAGACAAATTCTACAATCGAAGGACGCGCTAGGATTTTTTTAAGAAACGCTAAAAAGAGTGCCGAAAAACGAAAACAAGAATTTTGTTTAGAAATAGAAGATATAATAACTTTCTGGAAACAACAAAACGGTATTTGTGCTTATACCGGAAGAAATATGAAATTAGAAGCAGGACACTTAGATACAGTGTCTATAGAAAGAATAAATAGTAATGTTGGATACACAAAAGATAATACTATTTTAGTTTGTCAGGCAATAAATAGAATGAAATCAGATTTTGAGTTTGAAGATTTTTATGAAATGTGCGCCGATGTTGCTTATTTCTTGGGCGATAAAAACTTAAAACTTAATATAGGAAACTGGAAATGAAGAAAAAAGGCGATCCTGGTTTGTATGCTGCGATTCAGGCCAAGCGTAAACGCATCGCTGAAGGCTCAGGCGAGAAGATGCGTAAACCTGGCTCCAAAGGTGCGCCAACAGCTAAGGCATTTAGAGAAGCCAAAAAGACTGCGAAGAAATAATGGTCAAGAAAGTATACCAGAACCCTGAAGGTGGCCTCAATGCCAAAGGTAGAGCCTATTTCAAGCGTACTGAAGGTGCTAATCTCAAACCACCAGTATCGGCCAAACAAGCCTCTAAGTCGCCCAAAGCGGCAGCAAGAAGGAAGTCTTTCTGCAGTCGAATGTCAGGGGTTCCTGGACCACTTAAAGATGAAAAAGGCAGACCAACAAGGAAAGCCTTAGCACTAAAGAAATGGGATTGTCGCTGAGTAGTGCTTTTTACTCTATCGGAATATAAATAATGGCAACTACATACTTACAATTAGTCAATGATGTGCTTACTAGACTGCGTGAGCCTACGGTTGCATCTGTAACAGAAAACGATTATAGTTCCCTGATTGGTAAGTTAGTTAATGATGCCAAGCGTGAAGTTGAGGATGCTTGGGATTGGGAAGCACTGGCAACTACTTACACTATCTCTACTTCTAATGGAACTACGTCTTACGCTATTACAGGTGCTGGCGATGCTTCAAGGCTTCATCGTGTCTATAACACCACGAATCGTCTTTATTTAGAAGAAAGACCGCACGAATACTTCATCTCTAATATTGACTTAGCGGCTCAGACGGTATATGGTATTCCTGCTTACTGGGCTACTGATGGCCTTGATGCCAGTGGTGATCTAAAGATTCAAATCTTTCCTGTACCGAACACAACTTATACCATTAAAGTTGATGCTTACACACCAGAAGCAGAGTTGACCACAAACTCAGGTTCAACTAAGTTACCAAAGATTCCTATTGTTGCACTTGCTTGGGCTAAAGCAATTGAAGAGCGTGGAGAAGACGGTGGTGTTAATGTTAGTAGCCAGTACGCAGTAGCAAAGCAGGCGCTAGCAGACAGGATTGCTGTGGAAGCAAACCGTAGACCTGATGAGTTCTCTTTCTACTCAATATAATGCCCAACAAACCACTACAGTCTACTTCTCTTACCTCCCCTGGCTTCTTTGGTTTAAACACCCAAGACTCAGGGGTGGACATGAGTCCTAACTATGCTTTGATTGCACGCAATGCAGTCATTGATAGGTTTGGACGTATTGGTGCTCGTAAAGGCTGGCAGTATAGAACATCTTCTGGCGGTACATCGTCAAATCCTCAAGTAGTAGCAGAGTTTGATAACCACGATGGCACTTTCAGCATTCTGTCATTTGGTAATAATAAGTTGTTTGTTGGTGAAACAACGATGACAGAGAAGTTTGTCAGAAACTCTAGTAACAGTGCCAATGCAACTTATACTATCACAGCTAACGATTGGCAAGTCATACCAGCACAGTACAGCAGTGGGGTAAACTACTCTGCTCATGCTGTTATTGTCCAATCTGGTCACAAGCCTCTTGTATATCATAAGTTGCCTACTAGTGGCGGCGCTGCTCATGCACACAACAGTGACTATGGCTTTCAACAGTTAGCTGATGTTGGATCTGTTCCTAGCAGCTATAGTGGCACTACCTTCTTACCTAAGTGCGGTATCGGTGCTTTTGGTAGGATGTGGTTAGCTAACATAAGTGGCACTGATAAGCTGACAGTGTACTATAGCCGTCTTTTAGATCCTACTGACTTTACTGGCTCTGGATCTGGTGTTATTAACTTAGAAAAGGTTATTCCTGGCGAAGACTCCATCGTTGCTCTCGCCGCACATAACAACTTTCTAATTATATTTTGCACAAACCATATTGTAGTGTATAATAGTGCTGATAATATCAGCAACATTGCGTTACAAGATGTGGTTGTTGGTGTTGGCTGTATTGCTAGAGATTCTGTTCAAAAGATTGGTACAGATGTTTTATTCCTGTCCAACAGCGGTGTTCGTAGTCTAGCACGGACGATTCAGGAGAAGTCTGCTCCTGTGCGCGACATTAGCCGTAATGTCCGTGACCAGTTACTAGACTATCTTACCACTGAAGATCTGACAAAGATTCGCAGTGTTTACTTTGAGGTAGAGGCATTTTATCTGCTGACATTGCCTTTTTCTGATTTTACTTATTACTTTGATGTCCGACAGTTCCTGCAAGATGGTTCTGCAAGAGCGACTATTTGGGACAACATCAATCCTGGTGGCCTTTGTTCTACACATGACCGCAGATTGCTGTTAGGAAAGACAAATGGAATTGCTCGCTATACAGGCTATGTCGATAACGCATCAACATACACTTTTTCTTATTATACTCCTTATCTTGACTTTGGGTCCCCGTCTGTAATCAAGATGCTAAAGAAGATAGGTATTGTAACTGTTGGTGCTTCGTCTACAACATTTGATATTAAGTGGGCCTTTGACTATGCCACTAACTATCAAGTAGCACGAGTAACAACCCCTGCTGCTGATGTTTCTGAATATGGCATTGCAGAATATGGAATTGCTGAATACTCATCTTCCATAACGATTGAAAACCTAAAGAAACAATTATCTGGAAATGGTAATGTGGTCCAGATTGGTATCGATGCTGAAGTAAATGGTTACCCAGTATCAGTTCAAAAACTTGACATCTACGCCGTAACTGGAAGGACGATTTAATATGTCAGACTATGTAAAGACTACTAATTTTACAGCAAAAGATACGCTGACCACAGGAGATCCTGCAAAGGTTGTTCGTGGATCTGAAATTGATACTGAATTTGCCAACATTGCTACCGCTATAGCAACTAAGGCAGACAAAGCCAGTCCTACATTCACTGGCACTGTCACGGCAGGCACAGTATCGGCTGGCGCTGTAACGGTGACAAGTCTCACCAATAGCGGCGACTATACTGGTACGATCAGTGGAGGTACATACTAAATGGCTATTACAGCACAAGACGTAGCAGCTTATCTCGAAGCCAATCCTGGCCTCTCTGATGCACAGATTGCATCGTTAGCAAATCAGTATGGCGTATCTTCATCGTTGCTGTCAGAAGCAACTGGTGTACCTATAGCGCAAATTGAACAGCGTGCTGTAGCTGCTGGTACTCCAATTACCGCTGGCGGTACTGGAATGATGACTGCCGCTGTTCCTACAACAACTACACAACAGCCAACATCTGCACCTATAACTGGCAATGCTGGTCAATACGGCTATCAAAATGGCGCTCCTGTTCTTAACGCCACCGTTGCTAAAAACCTTCTTGGTAACGAGTTTGATAAAAAGATTGATATTGGTGAGAATAACCAACTAGGATGGGGTACTAACTCTAAATATCAGGGACAGATTCTTACTGGCGTTGGCCTTTATGGTGTTCGTGGTTCTAGTGAAGAAGTTCAAAAGATTCTTTCTGCTGGTGATACATTTAAACAACTTCAGCAACAAGGTAAAGTTATAACTCAAACTGATCCTGAAACTGGAACGGTAAACTATATTGTTCAATCCGGTATTGACCAAGAATCAGGAAGTCCTGTTTACAAAAGAGTTGAAAACTTATTTGTAACAGATACAGGAGAAGAAGGATCAAGTGGTTTTGCTAATTTTCAAAAATGGCAAGATTACTCTGCTAAACTGACTGATGCTGCTCAGAAACTTGGAATCAATCCAAATCAACCATTAACTAATCTTTTAAATGAAGTTAATGCTAAAGATACACGAATTGCCGTTGTAGGACGCACACAGTATTGGGACCCAGCTAAGACTAACGGTGTTGGCGGTCAGGGTGGTCCTCAACACGCTGCTGTTGTGTATCAACAAGTAGGGGACAAGTTAGTGCCTGCCTCTACGGTGCAGACATTTGACTTCAAAGATCCTAATACGACTCGTGGCTTCTTTGGTGATATCATTGGCAGTGTAGCAGAGATTGTTTCTATTCCGCCTATTTCAATGGCGCTATCAGCCTTTGGTGCTCCTTATTTGGCTACCACATTGACAAGTCAGTTCGGACTGTCTGATGTTGCAGCTAAAACCATTGCTAATGGCCTAATTGCTGGAACCACGACAGGTGTAATCACTGGAGATGCTGAGAAGGCTCTAATTGCTACTTTATTAGCATCTGGCGGAACTTATGTTACCAATTCAGGAGTTGCTGGAGATGCTCTAGATAAGATTGGCCTTGGTGAATATAAGTCTACTCTTGGATTGCTGAACACAGAGCAGGTTAATCAAGTTCAAGATGTTACAAAGACAGCAGAATACTTAAAATCAATAAACGGTAATGATGTTGCGGCTATTCAGCGTGGTTTGATTGATTATGGTGTCGATCCAGCGTTGGCTGCAAGCACCGCTAATCAAGTTGTTTCTGGAATTCCAACAACTCAAATAGCGCAAGATCTTGCTGGATTTGCTTCTCAGCCACAAGGTCTATTTACTGGCGGTACTGGCGCTACTGGTGGACTGCCAACAACAGCAACCACGACAACTCCAGGCACGACACCAACTACTCCAGCAGGCGCTACCGCCGCTGGTGCAACTACTGCCGCTGCTGCTGGCACTACTGCAGGTACAGCCGCTGGTACTACGGCAGGGACTGTAGCAGGTACAGCCGCTGGTACTACGGCAGGGACTGTAGCAGGAGCCGCCGCTACAGGAGCAGCCGCAGGAATGCTAACTAACGCTGCTGGCAACATATTAAGCAACCTTACAAGCGGTAATACTTTACAAAATTTATTAAAAACTGGCATAGATTTTGCTACTGCATCTAAGATTGCTTCTGATCTGGAAGCAAGAGCAGGCCAGATTCAACAACAGGCAGTATCGGCTGGTCAGGCAGCACAGGTTCCATTTACACCTTATACCGTTACAACAGGTATGGGAACCTCTACGTTGACTCCTACGGGGGCAACAATGACGGCTACTCCAGCCTATCAACAACTTCAACAACTGGCTCTACAGCAAGCACAAGCGGCTACAGGGGCAATCAATCCTGCACAAGCTGCTCAGACCTTATATGGTCAAGTTGAGGCATTGGCCGCTCCTGGCCGTGTTCGTGAGCAAGAAACGCTGTTGCAAGGCCTACAGGCTCGTGGTTTAACTGGCTTTGGTCAGAACCTACCTACCGTTGGTGGTCAGGTTAGGACTGTCAATCCGCTGTTTGAGTCGCTCTTGTCTGCACAAGAGACTGCTAGAGCACAACAGGCACTACAGTCGCAACAGTTTGGCACTCAAGAAGCGATGCGGATGCAGCAACTTGGTGCTGGTCTACAGACACAAGCACAGAATGTTGATGTTCAGCAACTTAATCAGTTGTTGCGTGCTCAAGGCCTATCGCAAGATCAGATCAATCTTGCTCTCCGTAATGCAGAGGCACAGCGCCTATCAACCCTAAGTGGTTTACAGTATTCAACACCACTACTGACAAGTGCCGCTAATATTAGATCTGGTCAGACTGCTAATGTTGGACAAGCAGCGCAAGGTATGTTTGGTAACTTGTTTGCATCTGCTGTGCCATCGATTTATAATAATCCTGCAAACACGGGTGGATTTGGTACTGGCTACATCTTTGGTAATCAAGACTACGGACAATATTTCGGTTAAGAGGAAAAAATGGCAGATCAAAACATAGTACAAACCTTATTTGGTTTTACTCCTCAGAATGTTCAACAGCAGATGATTTCTGCTGGAGATCAACAAGCTATGGAGTTG